CGGCACGAATACCAGTATTAAATACTGGGTGAAAGAATGCTATATTTAAAGGATCTACAACACCTGCTACTAATGTTGCACCTATACCTGATCTTTCAAAGATCTTTCTATTCTCTTGCATAGATAAAAGATCATCTTTTATGTAATTATAATGCTCTAAATTCTTTGCCCTTGAAAGTTCATCAGCAAACAAATAGTCATTATTATCTTGTATTGTTTGTTTCCAATCAAAGTTTTCATCATATGGATCAGATGCAAATGCAAAATATTCTTGTGTAGCATTTGTAATAGGTAGCCATTGATATTTAAGATTAGCAAAAAACCCTTCTGTAAAAGATGGATCAGTTCTACCTTCACTATCAGGATATATTAAATGTAAAGGTGTATAATCCTGATCTCCTTTGGGAGTGTAGTCTACAAACTTTACATCAAATGGATTATATACCATTAATCCTCCATCATAAAGTCAACATCTCTTACATGAAAGCCTAATAGGGAAACTCTATCTCTTACTCTTGAACCAGTTTGCATATGTACTTTAGTTTTTGTATTACCAAATTGTGCAACATTATATGCTTGATGAAAACCTGCTTGTCTAAAATGATAGTTTCTAATATCTATGTCATCTGAATTTATAGCATTAGTTATAGATTCATAATACAACGGAAACTTATTTTTTACATTTTCATGTCCTAATTGATAGGAAAAATCTATTAATGATTTTTGTCTTTCACTACTTAGAGTACCAAAATTATCAAATTCTTTAACATATTGATCGTATATATCTTTTATTTTTGCAGTATATATTTTATCAGCCGCTTGTTGTAATAATCCTCTTATATTTTTAGAAGATAAATTTCTTTTAAATTCTCTTTCTTTTACTAATAACTCTTCAAAAGAATACTCGTTAGATTTTAAATCTGTTTGTAATGTTTTTAATTCTGAAGCTAGATCTTGTGGCATAAAACTAAAATCTCTTTCAGTAAGATCTCTTATATTAAAACCTCTACCAATAGATAATGTATTTACATCTCTATATGGCATAACTCTAAAACCCTCTTTTTCAGAGCTATAATTAATAATATCTATTAAAGAATTCTGTACTTCTACAGCAACATCAGGTGTAAAAAAGTTTTTTATATCTTGAATTACATCTTTGATACTATCTTTTGTAAATTTATATTCTGATAATAATTGCCATGATGGATTATCATAACCTTTATTTCCAATTTTACGTTCTAAATAATTTTCACCTAAACCATCTACATACTCTCTAAAATCTTTGAGTCCTGATTGTATACGTTGTGCATCAGCACCAGTGCCATACTTTGTCATAGCTTCAAATTGTTTTTGATCTTCTGATCTAAATGTCACATCAGCAGTACGTTCTTCAGGCATCATAACTGGTGCATCTAAATTCTTAATAGATTTGAATGTAGTTTTATAATTAAGACCATTGTTTTTTACATCAATAAAATCTTCTATATTTATAGCTTCTAAATCAGCATTATATAAACCTAAATCAGATGGTGGTAATTTAGCACCTTTACTTGCTAATCTTTTTTTGAATCCTTTATCTAACATAATTTTTTCTAATTCTTTTACATTAACAGCATTTTGTTTATCAAACTCTCTAGTTGTAAAAGTTATTGGTGTAGCTTCATTATTTAATATCTGCACACCTGCTTCTGTTACTAAAGTATATCTTTGGTCACCAAACTGTGAATTTCTTACATCAGGTAAAAGAAATACATCTTCTCCTAAACCCTCATATCCTGAAGTAGTTTCCTGAATATATTGATTTACATGATCCACAAACTTATCATAAAGAGGTCCAGTATATTTTCGTTTAGGTGTAAATCTAGTTCTTGTAGTTGTATCTCTTGCAAAAAAATCATAAACTGTTTCATCTTCTATAAAAATTTTTTCATATGTTTCTTCTAAAACATTTTTCATATTTTCTTTTGTAAATTCTACAATCTTACCATTTTCATTTCTTGCATTTTTAAATACCATCAATTTATTTGCATATGGCTTCATAATAGTCCATGAATGTCTTGGTATATCTGAGTCATCTAATATTGCTTCTAATGCGCTATTAACTGTAGTTATAGTTGAGTCAGGATAAAACTTTGCAAATGATGTCATAACAGAATTATCTAGTTCATCTTTTGTGGTATTAGGTCTAGCAAAATAATCAAACACAGCTACTGTATCATTGCCATTAACTGAAGCGGCGGCATTAATCAGACCAAACTTAAAATACTCATCATCATAACCTTGCAATCTAGGCGCACCAGTAGATGTAAATGCTGTATTATTCCATAAGTCTAATACCCTAGCCGCCATAGCTTTTTTCTCAGCAGGTGATCTGTTTTCAAACATAGAAAGATTTAAAAAATTATCTGCCTTAAATAAATCATGTGCAAACTTAGGTACAACATTTCTACTCATAACTTTGCTCACTACAGCACTATATGTAGAGGCATCTAAATCAAAAAAGTTAGTTGAGTTTATTTCTCTGCCAAACTCATTATTCAAACTTAAATTTAATTTTTCTCTTGTATCTTTTGTATTTTCTAAAATAGAGTTTGAATTATATATAGATCCAACAGTATAATCTAACTCCATAGCTTTCATTAATTTACTTGCATCACCTGATCTATTACTAATCTCTCTTGCAAGAACAGCCATATCAACTCTATCTAAATTAAGTTCATCTTTTAGATCATAGACTTTCTTAATTTCTTCAGGACTAACTTTACCTCTAGTAGATCGTACAACAAAGTTAATTAGTTCAGGTGATAATCTTTTAGAATTGAACACTTGCTCAATAGCTTTTATAGCATCACCATTTTCACCCAGCCTATCTACTACATTATTAATTGTTCCTAATGCCTGACTTCTTCTAAGATTAGCACGGAGGTCTTGAGCTTTTGGTGCTTTTATGTGACCTCCTGCAACTAATTCGTCAATTTTATTTTCTACATCAGTAACAGTATTTTTTATATCATTTTCAAGATTTATTATATCTTGAGTATCTTCAGATGCATTTGCATCAAAGTTAGCTCTAGAATATATTAATGCAGTGGTAGCTGATATATCATCTTCTAAAGTTATTAATGTATTTTGTGCCGCTACTCTTTCATCTCTTGCTATTGTATCATTTAATATTTTATTAGAATGTAAAACTTTTTGATTAGAAACTTTAGTAATAAAATCAGGAATATATTGATCCATACCATTATCTTTGAAACTTTTAATATGTGCATCAATAAAACCAGTAGCTTCTTCATCAAATTTATCTTTATCAAATCTATATTTTGCTTGTAGTTCAGCAAACTTTTGTTTTGATAAAATGCCCATAGCATCACCATATCGTTGTGCTAAAACCTTTTCTGCATATGGTGTACCTACTTGTGTAAAATTAGCCTTTTCAAATTGTATTTTGCCATCTTTTGCTACTGCTAATGTTTTAGCAGTATTAATATCTTTCTTAATGGCATCTCTTCTTGCTTCTTCCCAAAATATTTTTTGCATAGAATTACCAAATTCAGCAACAGCATTGCCAAGCTGTACTGCACCAGTATCAGCCGCAACTACACCAACTGGTCTATTTCTAAATGTTGTAGGTTTTGCTTTTACAAATTCTGCCATTATATCATTGTACTCGCTCTAAATCCACCACTTATAATTGTGCCAAATGCTTTGTATCTATATGCTTTTGATATATTATTAGCTTTTGTTACTGCCATTAATGCTTGTTGTGAATATTTACTTTGCTCTGCTAAATTCTGATAGTTAGATCTTTGTGCCAATGTTTTGGTATTTTGTTTAGCATTTTTTAATAATGCTTTATAGGATCTATCTGAACCCATATCTCTACCAGTAGTTCCTGCCACAGCAGCATTTTGTGATTTGAATGTTTGAAGATTTGCCATAATATCATTATGTTCCTGCAATGCTTGTAATCTTCTTATCTTAGCTTGATCTTTGATATTTCGAGCAGTCAAAGCACCTTCCATTAATGCGGCTCTTCCTGCTTGTTGATATCCCCTTGCTTGAATAAGTGTTGATCCAATTGCCAATGCTAGTGTTAAACTCAAAATGCCACCTCTACTATCATTCCATTAATCTGTAAATCTAAAGGAAAAGACTGTGATACTATAACTCTAGGATCACGACTATATCCTAATAACCTAAACTCTTCTTTGCCAGTTACAGCAGATCTTTCCATAAAGCCACTAGTCACAGTATCCGTTGTATTTCTTATAACCAAATCTCTACTTGTTGAAGTTGTGCTTGGACCTTGCACACTTACAGCAAGTGTTGATTCTAAATCTAATATTACTTTCGGTATTTGTCTAGGCTCACCAGTTAAAGGTCCACCTTGTATAGAAGCATCTATAGGCAATGTCTTTAATGTTGGTGTAAAAGAATATCCTAAAAACACTGTAGATAATCCACCTTTAGCACCACTTATATCTACTTGATTATTTGCCATTGTAAATTCACCTAGAAAATCATTACCATTTACAGCTTTTACTACAGCACCATTTCTAAAATGAGATGTTAAAGCACCACCAAATACACTAGAACTACCACTAAATTCATCACAAAAATCCATAGGCATATCTGCCTGAAACTCTTCAAGAAATAACTCGGTTGTGCCATCACCTTGATCTCTAGCACATACTACAAATAATCTTTCATGAACTGCACATATACTATGCCATAACCCTTGTGTATCCCACAAACTCCACCCTGCTTTTTGATCTCCTCTAACAGAATAAAAAACAGCTATAGTTCCATCATTATTTATAAGAAAAGCATAAGACTCACTTCTATTTAAAGCACCTTTTATAGATGTTTGTTGTACTGGATCTCTTATAAGATGTGGTGCAAGACCTGATACAGCAACAGACGTATAAGCACTTTCTGTATCTGAAAATAAAAACTCTCTCATAGCACTACCAGTTTTCTGTATAAATAAAGTCGCACCATCAAATACTGTAGGTCTAACAAAGCTAGAGCCAAAAGGTGTTTGCCTTCTAATCTGTGCATTAGCAGGTGTCACTGGTTTATTAGCAACAGAGGGAATAAATAACTCAGCACCAGTAGTAAATATTTGCAAATCTCTATTAGATACTAAATGCCTTATAGAAAATATCTCACCTACATTAGCAGTAAGATCAAGAGCATCATCATCTTCTGCATCACCTACATCAAAATTAAAAAACAAACCTGATTTACTACCCCATATACCATCAGGTTGTGATAATGTGCCACCAAACCAAAGTCTATTTTGATGAAATGTAACAGCCGCAGGATAGCCACGAAGAGCAGAATAACTTTGCTCACTAAACTCAGTAGTAGCCGCACCAGTAATAATACGAGGACTACCACCACCTATGGCACTAGATGTAGCAGTTGCACTACCACCTGCTGTGAACTCAAATGTATTTTCATCTGGAACAGCAGTAATCGTTCTTGCACCATTAATATTAGTATTAGCTATACCACCTACTGCACCTGATCTTTCAAATGTAACAGATGCACCAACAGCTAATCCATGTAATGCTTTAGTTACTGTTATTGTGCCACTACCCTCAAATGTTTTGAGGCTGTCTATTTCAAGTTGCTGTCTTAACGTACCACCTACAGTTGCAGTAACTTGTGTAGCACTTGTAAAACCTGTTATCCTGCATCTTGTTTCACCTATTAATAGATCAACACCTACATGATCGGATACAAAGTAATCTGCTGACGTTGTAAGAGTAACACTACCAGTAGTGCCACTTGCACTAATAGTCATACCTAATGGCTGAAAGCTAAAGTATGGTTGAAAGATATTATTACCATCTCTTGATGTATCAAAGTTAAATGTTGATACAGTAAATGATGTAAGACTAGTTCTTTCTAATATTCTAGTCTGAAAAGTATTGTGACATATAAACATAAGATCACCTTGCTGTGCAAAAGTAATCTCTTCTAAATATGGTGCTGATGTTGTGTTTACCAACCATGATTGAGTAGTTGCTTGTATTCTAGATACAGTTCCATCAGTAGGACTTATTAAAAATGCTTGTATTAATCCATTACTAAATGCAATTATATATTTTTCATCATCTGAAAATATAAAAGGTTCTATTCTTACACTTTGTCTAAGACTTGCTAATGCTGTAAAAGCAGGTTGATCTGCTGTCGCTGTTGGTCCACTAAAACTATGTATTCTTTTTGTTCCAGTTCTTTTTTTTAATCCACCTTCAGATCTAATAAAAAAGTTCCTTACTTCTTCACCTGCATTAGTATATACTCTAGTATCTGTTCTTGATGTTAAAGAAGGACTTATCTCTCCAAACTGAAAGTTATTTAATGGCACTCTTACTCTAGCCATTTAACTTCTCCTATTAGAAATAAATCTTGATGTAACTAATTTTCTTGTAGTCTGTTGCTGAGCATCTATATTTCTAGCTTTTGCCATTAATTGATTTGCTTTTGTTTCCATAATCTGCATCAATCTATCATCTCTTGCTATTGATGTTGCAAAAATAGATGCTAATGAATATTGTAATGCTAAAGAAAAATAAGATGGAAAATCCACCTCATCTGCTCTAAATGTAAAATCTGCTACTAATGTATCTGATGTAGTACTATCACTAAATACTTTGTCACCATATACTGTAAAGTCAATCAATCTATCGTTTATAGTTACACTATGTAAAACTAACAAATTACTAGGTAACTGATGTGCAATATCAAATCTACCAGTAGGTACATCTGATAATTGATTTAAAACTGCTTGTTCTGTAGCAAATCGCCATCTTGCTGTAGACAGCATAGCTCTAACTGTATCTTCATACATATTAGTTGCTACTAAAGCTTCTGTACTAGAAGAGTCAAATGAAGTAATAGGCTCTGCACCAATAAGAACCAAGGCTCTTGATGCTATATCTATTGATGAATTTGCTCTTGTACTTGTCATATAAAGATAGGGGGATTGCTCCCCCTACTCCTAATCTCCGTCTGTTTCTGCAACAGCAGTACCATCTGAAACGTCTACAGTAGTACCATTGTTTGATAAGACAGTTACAAAGTTAGTTGTTGGTGTATTCGTATCTTGCACAATCACCAAGTCACGAACATTTAACATATTTATAGATTCACCAGTAAAATAACCTGCTGAGTTTACAGTAGCTATTGTATCTGTAGTTTGATAAATCCATAAGTTAACACCACTTGCTCCACCAATTCTGTGTAAGCCACTTGCACTATAAGCCATTTAAACCTCCTTTAATTATTATCAAGAAGTTCATAGACACCATTGTTATCAATAACAACAGCACCCATAGACATCATTGAGGTTGCTAAATGAGATACTTTTTCTGCAATATAGTTTAGTTCTGTACTCACATCAGAGCCAATACCTAAACCAACAGCAGTTGTATGGTATGCCATATTCTTACCTGCTGTAA